TCTTGGATCAGACCATGAATCCATTATCTCTCGCTGATATGGTGCCCTCTCTGTATGCCATTTGCCTGGCTCTGCGCTTGACTCATTGCTCAAGGCTCTGTATGCATCTGCCCACTGACTTATTTTAATTTGAGGCTTTGGAGATAAAACTTTTAAAGCCTCAAGTAAGGCCGTTATTACAGCTTCATTCATCTTCTAAAACCTCCTCAATAGCAGAATCTTTATCATCACTTGATGTTTCTTCTGTGTTACATAACCTAGGATCAAATTCTTGTAACTCTAGCAAAGCTTCGTTTAGTAGACTTGTCTGTATCTGCTCAATCTCTTTTAAATCATCTAGATTAACCAGCATGGGTGCTGATCTGTAGGGTATAGCAAGAATACTTGCTCTGAATTTCAGCAGCATGTCAGACCAGATGGCTACAACTTGATCTGTTGGCAGTGATTCCTTATTAGTAGCTTTTATCTTTAGCGATAGCTGCTCACACTTAAGTTGTAAAAGCTGCTCTCGAGCTTTATCTTCGGGTTTCTCAGAGAGCTGACTCTGTAAGTGTTTGATGTAACCTTGAACACAACTAGGTAGATGATATTTGCCATTCTCTGGCTTTGGAATTATGCCGTCTCGTGCTAACTGCTGTACTCTCCGTGCAGTTCTGTTAAATAGCTTCGCAATAACATTTACTGGATACATATTGGACATACTCACCTCATGTATTTTGTACAATCTAAGGGAGTTAACTCCGCAAGTGCTTCTTCTATTAGCTGGCGCATAAATCTTTCAACTTCACTTCTGTCTTTCAATCTACCGCAAAGACCAGCAACTCTATAAGGTATCTGAAGCATTTTGATACGGAATCTGATAATTTTATCCTTCATATCGAATATAATTTCATCTATAGGCACAAGATCGCCAAGTGAGGAATTTGCTTTGCTTGCTAGATGTTCGTTTGCTAGATATTTGTTATAAGCTTTTATGCACTCGTCGATATCGTATTCTCCACGTTCACCAGTTGGCACAACTAATTCTTCAGTTAGGTACTCTAGTTCTGTTGCTGTTATTCCAAGTGCTGCTGTAATGATTTTTTTATTGAATGTAATAGTCATAGTTTTGTCATTGTTAGGTTGATAAAAACGGTGACACACCGCACAGGCTATTCTGTTGCTATTCTGAAGCATTGCCTTTTCTGCCCTGCAAATATTTGATGTAGCCAGTAAGACAACCAACGATATCATATTTGCCGTCTTTCGGCTTTGGTATTATGCCGTCAGCAGATAACTGCTGTACTCTGCGCCGTGTGACGTTGAGCAGCTTTGCAACGATATGGGCGGGTTGTTTAACTGGCACTGCGATCTGTTGTTATCTGTCCGAATGTTTTATCACCCAGAGTAACCGATTTGCCTGTAAACTCTTGCCATCTCTGTATGATTACGTCGCAGTACTTTGGATCAAGCTCGATGGCTCTGCAGATACGATTTGTCTTCTGACATGCAATCACAGTAGAGCCAGAGCCACAAAAGCTATCTAAGACGATGTTACCTGGTTTGCTTGAGTTCTCAATGGCTTGGGCTACTAGCTCTACTGGTTTCATGGTGGGGTGCAGAGTGCATGCATCTGTCTTATTGAAAGACCAGAGATCTGATTGATCTCTCGCACCACACCAGAAATGTTTTTTGTCCTTTGGCCAACCGTATAGCATGACCTCGTACTGTCTTTGATAGTCACTGCCACCTACACAAAAGTGACTCTTGCCCCATACGATAAAGGTTGACCAGTAGCCACCTGCTTGCTCAAACGCTCTGTGTAGGGTGTCGAGTTCAGAAGAAGCCATAAAGATGTAAATGGCACCCTTGCAATGAGTTATCAGATGTGTACTGACCGTGTGTAGAAATTCATAGAAGCCAGATTGAAGATTGTCGTTGAGTATATCCCGCTGCCCTAATTTATTTGCTCGTGTGAGTTGCTGAGCCGTTAAACTACCACGATAGTCTACGTTGTAGGGCGGGTCTGTGAACACCATGTCTGCAGCAACACCATCCAGGAGCTTGGCATAAGACGCAGCATCTAGCGCATCGCCACAGAGTAGCTTATGCTGGCCAAGTATCCACAGATCACCCAGACGAGATGTTGGGACAATGGGCGTTGCAAGTGCCGATTCTTTATTTGCCATTGGGTCTTTTAGTAGCTCTTCTTCAAGTAGGTCCTCTAATTCGTAGAAATCAAAGCCAGTGAGTTCTAAATCAAAGTCAGCTGCTCTCAATTCTTCTAGCTCTATCTTCAGCAGCTCGTTATCCCAGTCTGACTCTTGGTGAGTTCTATTGTCAGCCAGGCGGTATGCTTTTATTTGAGCCTTGGTCAAGTCAGTTGCTATGTGTACTGGCACTGATTTTAGTTCAAGCTGTCGTGCTGCAAGTAAGCGGGTGTGGCCTGCTATCACTGTCATCTGTTCATCTACCACGATAGGTTGTCTGAATCCGAACTCCTTGATAGACGCCGCTACTTTGGCTACTGCTATCTCATTGTTTCTTGGATTGCGAGCATAGGGTATTACACGCTCAATTGGCACGTGAGTGACTTGCATAACGTTATTGGTGTTGCGTTAAGAAAATATTGTTTTACGACAGATGCAATGACCTGCCTAAGTTCAATCTTTGCTGTGTTTATTGAGCTCAGAAGCAATAACGAAATGGGTAATAAGGGGCTCAAGTATAATTTTTGCCGTGTTTATTGAGCTCACCAACATTTAAAACGAAATGCATTAATGGCCTTTCGTTCCTTCCGCGCCTTATGGTTATTGGGACGGCAGGCGGTCGGCGAAATAGGTGTGAAAAATCGCTGTCGCTAGCAAAAGCATGAGCTGTGGGGGTTCGCCCCTTATGTGCGTAGGAAGGACCCGCATTTTTGCTGAAAAGTTAATCGCCTAAAAATCATGCGTTTTCTTGTTTCGATCTTTGAGTATAGTTTTGAACCAATACACTCCATACTACCATACTTTTGTCTCATGTATTACCCCTACAGATATTGCATTTATTGCATTTATTACCGCCATTCAGAGTGTCAGCTATCCTGTTAAGCGGAGCATAGTTCTCGATCAATATACCCCATAATATCAGAAAATATCTCACGTATTACCCCTATAGATATTGCAATTATTGCATTTATTACCGCCATTCAGAGTGTCAGCTATCCTGTTAAGCGGAGCATAGTTCTCGATCAATATACCCCATAATATCAGAAAATATCTCACGTATTACCCCTATAGATATTGCATTTATTGCATTTATTACCGCCATTCAGAGTGTCAGCTATCCTGTTAAGCGGAGTATAGTTCTCGATCAATATACCCCATAATATCAGAAAATATCTCACGTGTTACCCCTATAGATATTGCATTTATTGCATTTATTACCGTTCAGACCGTCAGCTATCTTAGTGAGTGCACGCTTCAACATGCGATCACCTGTGGCGTGGCTGATGTTAAACTCCCAACAGATTGCTTTCCAAGGCGTTTTGGCTGCCCGTCTACAGATCAACTCTCTTTCCTTGATGGAAACGTGCGTCATCCATTTAGCAACTTCCACCAATCTGTAGGGTTGATTTGGCCTTGCCAGGCCTGCGTGAATGTACTCTAGTACTGACTCCGATGTATGTCTTGTCTGTGCTTGTATCATGTTACCTCTTTTGATTGTTTAACTGTGTACTGATCTTGCCAAGCCCGCGCCTCCACTTGCGCCAAGCAGTGACGTGGTTGCGCTCACCCAGCTCCTGACAAATTATTTTCCATGGCGTCTTGGCCGCTCGCATCCAGATTAGTTTTCGCTCCAGAACTGTCACCCACTGCATCCAAGTAAGCGTTTCTTCAAGACGAGAAATTGCATCTGGTGTGGCCAATATTTTAGTGGGGCGAGTCTCCATGAGCATTAGTTCCTGAGGTGTGTGTACAATGCCAGGCCAGGAATTAAAGTAGCCCTGTACTCTCACTGATGGCAGCTTACGTAATGTTAGAATGGATTCATAAAAACTATCTTCAACAAACTCTGGTGTACGGTCGGTGTGATTATGCATGATGTGGTATGGATTGGTTGAGTTGGATGGGTTGATTAAGTTGCGGCTTGCGTGACTGTTGCTTGTGTAAAGCGAGATGCAGCAACGCCAGTGCATCTGCTTCGTTGTCGTCACATGGATCGTGGCCAAGAGCTTTCACGCTTGCTATCACATCATCTTTGCTTGCATTGCCTTTGCCGGAAATGAAGAGCTTGATTGTGCCAACTGGTACGCCAATGTAAGGAATTCTGTAGCGCTCGCACAGTGCCGTTAGCTGGCTCAAGAATCCACCGTATGCATGAGCAGCATACGTGCCTTTATGACTATGCACCTGCTCGAAATACACAGCATCTATCTTGCGTGCACATCTCAAATATGCCTCCAGCCAACGCGCAAAATGCCAGTAGCGTTTGCCTATGCCGTCCTGTTTGTGGCAATCAAAATGTGCAGTACCGCTTGTGATGTGGCCGTCTTTGTGTAAAGCCCAGCCGGTGCGGGTGCCAAGATCCAAGCTGAGTATCGTCTGTAAGTTATTCATGGTGTCCTCAAATTGTGTATTGCATTGGTTAAAGTTAGTGCTATGATGGAGATGTTTGCTTCATCATGTGAGCAAGGTGTATGCTCAGAAGTAAGATAGGCTCTAAAACGTCCGCAAATGGCCCTGGAAAACGTGAATCTCGGTGTCCAGCTACCATGAGCTCTCACACCCAAAATGCTTTCTAATGCCTTTAAAATGACTTCTCACTGATTTTGTAAAATTGACTCTCGTCTGTAAATCCTTCATTGCGTCCTAAAAAATTAGTGTTATAAAATGTGGCGGGTGAGTATCTGAGGCCAACAAACCTTGTAACTCTGCTCACCCATTTTCTTTACTCAGGCCGTCTGCAATCAGCACACTCAATCTCGCGCCACTTGCCATCAACTTTATTGATGTATTTGGACTCAATTGGTGCACCGTTCGCAACATCAAATCCCAGTCTTCTCACACCGGTATTTGGATCGGGCTCAGTTAGGGTAACGATGGTTGCATTGCAGCCAGCATAAGTTTGTCGCAGCTCATCCCGTATAGCGGATTCTTCTGCAGCAAACTTTGCCTTAATCGTTGCTTCTTCGTTGTGATTTAACATACGTACCTCAAGTTAAAGTAATGCCCATTGTTTCCTCTTTAGAAGAAAGATCGTCGGGTTTATAGGTAGCCAATGAACTGAGCTATTGCAGTATTTCCTTGTGAGGTTTTGTATTCCTGCAATCGCCCGACGGGTTAGTATCTGCAGCAATAACTTGCCACCAGAATTTGAACGGTGGGCGATCGAATTAAGACCACCCACCACAGCCGTTAGTGTTTTTCGACAAAACATCTTCATGCTGCTTTACGACCTTTTGTTGATACGAGATTGTGACCTGTGTCTGTCTCACCAACTTCACCCCACTTGTCCTCAACCAGCTCGATATTTTTGGTCGCAATCGGCTTGCCGTTACGTAACTCAAATATCAACTGATAGTTCTCTGAGTCGAGCTCAGGCTGATGCATGATGACACAACTGGAGTAGTGATCGCGCAATATATGCTGATTGTGTAAACCTTGCACTGCGTCATTCTCCATCTCTTCTTGCGTCAGATGATCTGATTGATGAACCAGAATGACGCCAGTATTAGGGTTTGTGCCACGAAGCTCGTTCACACCAGTCTCTAGGAAAGTTTGCAGAGCACTGTCAAAGCTGACACCTTCACCAAATTTCAACACGTTATACAGCGGATCAATAGCAATGATGTCCACTGGATGCGAGCCAAAACGACTGTGGATAGACTTGAGTGCAGCTTCTATGCCTTTTGAATCAAACTCTGCTGATGTTACAAAAACAGCCAGATTCTCACGCACTTGCGGCAAATCAAGCTTTACTCTTTCCATCCTTTCCCGCACATAATGATCGTTGTTGTCTAAGTCTGCTTGGAAATAAACCACCTTGAGTGGACGAGGAGCCGTCATTCCAAGAAACGATTTGCCAGCTGCCATGTGCATGAGCCAAGAGAGCATCAGATAACTTTTGTACATCTTGGGACTGCCACTGAATACAAGCAGCCCACCTGGTGTTAGTACACGTGGTGCAATGATGTCTTCTGGCCTCACGTCATTGAGTGCATCTGCCATGTTATAAAGTGGTTGGATTGGTAGTGTCTTAACGTTTGTTGTTTTAGTCATAAGGTTACCTAATTAAATGCCCTATAACCTCTCCTGGTTGATACAAAACCGTCAGGCAATGGAGAGTGCCTAAGAGCTTGCAATGCTGTTGCAACTGCCTGACGTTATTCCGATTTGCGTCTAGGGCAAACCTTGGGAATTTCTTGATAGATGCGGCTCTGGTAGGCTGTATTGCCTGCAAAAAAGCTACAGCTTGAATTGTTGTGCTTTGCTGCCTTGAGAAGATTTGTTTTGCAGCTGGTAATGATAGACCGCCTATCCTACGGTGATTTAGTTCTGAGTGAGACGGTGAGTCTTGAGAAGTCCAGCTGCAGAAAAATTTCTTTTGATTCTTGAGTTGATATTTTTTTTCTAACATTCCCCCAAACACCAGAAATATCTTTTGTAAACATTGAGTGAGAACACCAAGTGTCTCTCTCATATGTTTACATATGGGGGTTGAGTTGGGGACTAGGGTATATGCCTGAGACCTTGATAATAAAGGGATTGATGGCTGTCCCTCAAATTTTTTTCTCAATTGAGCGTGAGGGACTAGTCCAACCCTTGATAATAAAGGCACCGAAGTCAGTCCCTCATTTTTTCTCCCAATTTGAGGATGAGGGACTTGGAATTTGCAACAAACCCCGTGAATATTAGGTTTGTAGTTCCCCCTCGTCGTGAGGGACTCATTTGCGGTGAGGGACTCAATCATAGCTTTTCTTCATTAAAATATTGCCAGGTTTTTTTATCTTCCAACGGTAAAATTTTGCCGCTTTTTCTGCACTTAAAATGGGTCGGTTCTACGTCGTGAGTATGCGATATTGTGTTCCCTGTTTCCTTGTTGAGAGTCGTGACAATGTATTTCATGTTCTCAACACATAGGTAGCCGTGTCCACCATGGGTAGGATCTGCAAGATCGTAGTTAGAGCAGCCATCATTGAGAAACCTGACATATCCGTCAGTAGCAAGCACGTTAAGCTTTCTGCGCACTGTTTCTGGGCTTCCAAGACCAGAGCTACAGTTGCTAAATGCCTCACAAAACTGATTCATTGTGTAGATGTTGCCCTTACTTGCTTCGAAACGAATTAATTCCAAAATGACGTCTTTTTTTCGTCTGTTCTCAGCATCTATCTTGCAGCCGTGTTCTTGATTGATTAGCCTCTGTGAAGCATGCTCAACTTCACGCCAGCTGCCGTTTATTTTGCGCACGTACTTGGGCGCAATAGGTTCGTCCCCATCTCGCAATTCAAATACTAGCTTGCGATCTGGTAGCGTTGGATCAGGTCTGTACATCAAAATGCCTGTTGAAAAATATCCATGTAAGGCACTCGCTCCAGACAAAGCTTGAAACCCATTTTCTTCTAGCTGTTCTAAGTCAACCTTTTTAGTGTGATGCACAAGTATGTTAGCTGCTTCTGAATTTACCGAATCTCTGAGCACATCTATCCTCTCTTGCAAGAATGTTTTCATTGCACTGTTGTCGTTTTCCGTCCTATCATGTTTGCCTCCGTCAAATACATAACGCATAGGATCAATTGCTATGACATCTACAGCATCATCAAAATGGTAAAGAATCGTACGGCGCATCAGCTCTATGCCATTTTTATCCAAAGTGATTTTCATGTGTGGAGTGAAGAAGAGGTTTTGTCTAGCCAGAGACACAAGCTCAGATCCTACATTCATGCTCTGTATTGTGCGCTGTATGCGTTTGCAAATAGCGTGATATCTGACCTCCACCTGTATGTACGCAATCTTAAGTGGCCTGGATGTTTTCATGCCAAGAAATTCAAGACCCATAGACATGTGCGCAAGCCAAGCAAGCAAAAAGTCGCTCTTGCCTGTCTTGGGTGCACCACCTATAACACACAGTCCGCCTGGTGTTAATATGCTTGACTTAACCAAATCATCTGGGCCAGGATCTGTTTTATCTAATGCGTGCCCAGTACCGTACATAGTAACAATACTAGGCAACGCAAATGTTTTATTCTGTAACAGTGCGGCAATATTTTCTGATTCAGCAACGGCGTCTGCAGCATCCCATTTTTTAGGCTTATCTTTTGGTATCTGCAAAATTGAGACAGAGTGCATGCGCTCTTTTTTGAGCTTGTCCGCTACTAACTGTGCATACTTCTTGCCTGCTTCATCATTATCCGGCCATATCAGCAGTTCTTTTTTATACAAAGGTAACCAGTCTGTTTTATCTATAGGCGCGTTAGCACCATTCATAGCAGTTGTGGCGCATATGCCAGCGTCAATTAGGGCCTGAGCCGCTTTCTCCCCTTCTACTAGCACTACAGTTTGAGATGCTTTGATGCCTGGCAAATTGTATAGAGGTCTTGGCTCAGGTGGGTGCTTTTGGCCGGTTTTCACATCATAGGGGAAGAATTCTTTGCCACAGTCAGTGTCGTACCTGCTAACAATTGTTATAGGGTTGCCTTCAACGTCTGTGTACGTCCACTTCCCTGCAAGCACACGCTTAGATGACTGTGCTTTGCTTGATATAGATGTCGGCATTGATTGCGTTGATGATGCAGGTGACACTGCTGATGGACGATCTGGTACACCTAGCCATTCACACATAGATGAAAATACCGCCTTGAAATCCCGCTTCACGTCTAACCCTTTTGCAGCAGCCCAGAGACTAAAGATGTCGCCTCCTTTTTTTTCTGCAAGGTCATGCCACATGCCAGTCTTGGGCCCTGTGAGCTGCACAACTAAGCTTCTGCCTGCATCTCCACGGACATTGCCTACATGAAACTCTTTTTTGTCGACTGTGCCCTTGGGTAATATGTGCTTCAGCCCCAAAGACAACTTACTGTGCATAAGCTGTCTTACATGCTCCTTGTACTCTCTGTTTCGTGTATGAAAGTTTTGCCTGTCAGTCATATCAATTGCCTCCTAAAAATTGTTGTTCCATTCAGGCAAAGCATCTTCAAGTAAAGCATCACTACCTACTACACTTTGCATGGGTGTAGATGCTGGTACTTGGGTTACTGGTACTTGGGTTGCTGGTACTTGGGTTGCTGGTACTTGGTTTACTGGTGCTTTGTTTGCCGATGCTTTGATTGCAGATGGTTGTCCCAACGATGCTTTAGAAGCTATAGAAGCTGAGTAATCTTCGTCATCAATCGTGAGTGCTCTTTTGATGACATTGCGTTCCTTCCCATCTCTCACCTCAACGTCAATGAGTGCCAGAAATTCTACGCCATCAAGGTCTGCAAATGAGTTAACCTTACATGCGTTTCTTGCGTGCGAGCTTTTATCAAACAACCCCACGCCATGAACTGAGCACATTATGCTCTTAGCGAAATCTTTTCCCATTTCCCCCCACTTTGGCCCTTTCTCACTGTGCAAGCCAAGCATGCCCCATATGTTGCGGCGTGCATACTCCCCCTCCACAACCACAAACTTTAGCTTGAGATAAACGGAGCCACTGTCTGGGTTTCGTGTAGCAAAGCCACCTGTCCAACCGCGCTCAGGGTTGTTGTAGCCACCTGGTTCGATAGTCATAAAAACCTTGGCCTTCGTACCCATTGGTATCAGGCTGTACTCAGGCTTTAGTTGTTCTTCTATTGTGTCAAAGTTCCATATCATATAGTTACCTCGTTGTTGATTGTTGTGGTTGAATTGGTGACTAAATCTGCGTCACCTGCAGTCGTAAATTTGTGAGCTTCTGTTTGCTGCTCTGCTACATGCTGCTCTTCTTTAGGCTTAGTGACCGTACCTTTAATCTTCGCCATCAGCTTGCCCAAATGGGGCGGTTCTACTTGCGACAGACGACCAGAGCGATCTTTAGCTGGATAGCCGTATTCATTGATGGTTTGGCAGATGAAAGCTCTGACAGGCTTACCGGTGCTTGACTTAATCTCAGCCATAGTGATGACTTCATCTACAATCCCTGGTAGCTCTAGCGCGGTCTTGCTGCCTTCTAACTGTAGTGAGTAGATGCGACGTCCAAATTCATCTAGCTTCTCGTCTAGAATGCCAATGAACCAGATGTTTTTATTGCGTGTATGCTGCAGGTGAGTCAGCCAGCCAAGCATCTCATGACCCTGCAAGCCATATGCCCCGCGTGTATCGTACTTACCTGACTTCTCGCTAAATGCTTGCGGCTGGCCTTTGCACCATTGAAAGCAGAGCCGTGACGCCACTGTGATGCTGTCTACGAATATGGTCTCGTATTTATCAATTACAGCTTTATCAAGGCGTTTGCATACCGCAGCATAATGTGCATTGCTGTAAAACTGGTCATCTCTCAAAGCTGGGTTTGGCCCACTGATCAATGCTGCCAGATCGCGGCACTCTTGCCATGTGCGTGGTCTAATGGTGTCGCCTTGCCAGCTTTCTACGGCTAGCGCACCTGCTTCCAAGTCAAAAAACAGAGTGCCCTCAGCTGGTAATGTATGCAGCAGTGACGTCTTGCCTATGCCGCTTTTGCCAAATATGCAGCCGGTGATGCCTTTGGTTTCTTGTATGCGCTCTGCCGCGCTGATAATTTGTAGTGTACTCATAGTCTTGCCTCTTCTTCTGTTTTCATTGCTATTACCCCGTTTATCCAACGTAGCGCGAGTAGTACTTGCTCTCTTTTCGCTCTCAAGTCTTGTTGAGAACGCTTAAGCAACTCACCTACAGGTGTATGGAGCAGTTGGTTTAATGCTGCTTGTCCTACTCTGTCTCCTTTTGACGCATGCGTTTTAGTCACCATGGGCTTGGCTTTGGGCCTCAAGATACGTGCTGTAAATGTGTTCAGCTTTGCTCTTTCCTTTGCTTTGTCGCGTGCAGCAATTTTCTTAAGTGCTGTAAGCGTTTCTTGTTCGATGTCTTCATCCTCCATAGCTTTTTTCCTAGCTTTTCTTGCTTCGTACTCTGATTCTTCACGCTGTTTTATTTCTATTGCGGCGTCCAAGCAGGCGATCACAAACCTCTCGTTCTCCCGCTGCCGTTCAAGAACTTCAGGTGAGAACTCCATCAGCTCACCCACAGAGCCGTAAAACAGATCTGTTAAATGCGTGGACGAGCTCTTACAGTTTGGTGTTTTAGTGGTTTTGGGTGTGTTCATTTTTTTGCTCATTAGATTAACAATCTCTTAAACTTTAGGTGGCTTCAGCAAACTTTTGCTCTATAATTGTATTTATTAAGGATACGATCAAAAATTTGCAGAAAATCTTTTAGAATATTTTTCTGCCGTCACAAATAACTGTAAAATCCGCGTTTACGCAAATAGGCTCTGAGCCTTTTCAGCCAGAGGTATAAGGTGCTATGTGGAACGTTAGTTAAGCCGGATGTCTCATACACATTGTGAACCCTGAGATGCACCAAAAGTGACGCCAGCGGTTCGGGCATGCAGCGGGAGACTTTATCCAAATCTACGCTCAAACAAATACTGTTTGTTGGGTCGTAATAAACTTCATTTGCCCACTCTGACACACACATACCTCTGCCTCGCTTTTCAGTCTGTAGTTTCTCAATTATGTTCTTCGCTTTGTTACTCAAGACATAAGATACAAATGTGCTTAGTCTTCCCTTTTCTCTGTCGTAGGCATCCATGCTCTCAAGTATTGCCAGCATAAATTCTTGCTCCAGGTCTGCTCGCTCCATAGATGCCCTTACACTTAATTGCCTCATTAACTTGCTTGCTTGGTAACTCACTTGTGTGACTATTTTTTGGTCAATTCCTTCGTAGTTGTTTGAGTATTTTTTCATGACATTTTTACTTAATTGGTTAAACGTATGGAAAATGGTAGGCGGTTTTTTAGGAGCAAAAAGACCAATCTTTGGTCTTGATTTTTTAAAAAAGCTTGATAGGCCAGCAGAATTATGCGCAGAAACAAATTGGCGTTTTAGTTAGTGTTCATAAAGGCTCATGGCATATTTTTAGTAACAGGACAAAAGCATCCGATCCAAGTGCCAATCAAATTTAAGATGTGCGCAACAGAGTCTTCTTAGATAAAAAATGCACAGCGTAGTTTTTTATCTGCGTATGAGTAAATCTGTGCGCTGATTTGCTCTATAACACTGTCCGCCTTTGTCTTGTATGCTTTTTACATGCATCCTTACCGCGTTAGGACTCCAGCCAAGCAACTGAGCAATACGATCTGGAGAAACTCCATGACGCCAAAGAAGATATACCATGCGCTCTTTCTCTCCTATGTCGTCTGTCCCAAGTTCTGTTGCAATTACCGCCCTTTGAAAATTGCGTTGCTCCTCCAGACGTTGCCCAGCAGGTTCCGTGAAATCAGAGCCAAGCTTAAACTTAAATAGCTCTTTGCTTGTTGATTTTGTGGGCAGATACAACAACGACCTAATGCGCTTATAAAAGCACCATGTAAGCCTTAGAATTTCATCCTTCATACTGAGATAAAAGTCCTGCATATCAACATTATCTAAGCCAGTACCAAGACCAAGAAAGTCTCCATAGCTGTAGCCTCCTGGGATAGCAAGTGTGATCCCGTACCATTGGTTGTTTTTATGAAATGCCTCCATATTTTCATTTTGTGGCTTCGGCGGCCAACAAAAAAATTTGCACCAGTCATTGAGACCGGTAAAATTTCTGTCACCAAAAATAACGCCCCTTTTTACTTTTGATAGGTCAGATATAAGTTGTGTGTTGTTACATATCGGATAGAAATGCCCATCATAGAAAGCCCTTATAAAATAAAGCTTTGATTTAGTCAGTGTTTCCAGATGTCTGGCAATTTCATTAAATATAGGCATAGTTTGTTTTACTTTATTCATAGCTTCTAAATCACTCATAACCACCTCTTTGTTGCGTTAAACTAGCGAGGCTTTTGAGCTCAGTTGCTTGCGCTCATAAGGCACGCAAATCCAATTATTATGAGCTTGTAAAGAGGTGAAGAAAATCGCAGAATTTCAGTTTATTAACGGCCGCGATCTCTACCGTTGGTTCAAACTTTGAAGAAGGGCGAAGAAGTTAGTGTCATTTCTCATATAAAATCCCCCACTAATTCTCACTAAAAATCCCCCACCCTGAGAGGTGGAAATTAGCAGTGCGTGAAGAGAGGTTAAGATGCAGATAATTACACAGCTGCAAGAATCTATTTTATAGCAATATAACGATCAAGAGACGGCATCACATATAACATGTAGTCAAGTATCGTGTACCTTCCTTTTGATTCCAGACACGAGTAATGGCCTATTAACCAGCCTATTTGCACTGCAGTCTGGTTAATCACGTATATAATTTGGTTTGACACATCATTCTTTTTATTCTGCTCTATGTTTTTTTCTACAGCAGCTCTAACCCAAGGAATAAAAAACGAATCTAGAGAAGAAAGCAGTCGCGGCTTCTTGCTCTCTTTATAATTAGCCTCAAGTGCATTCATGACCTTGTCTATAGCTTCACAAAGATTAAGTGTGCGATCCACAATAAATCCAGGCGTAGTGTTTCTCAGTTTATTCAGGTTTTCTATTGCTGTTTTTTCAGCTCCAAGATGCAAGGGATATTTAGCAAGCAGATCATACACGTAGTCTGATTGCATGCCTATCAGATCTTGTATGTCAGGTCTTAGCTCAGCCGCTTTTGTTTCACCCAAAGTAGCCATAACAAAAAATCCTAAGTAAGAGGACAGATAGCCTATCATAAGCCTGGTAGTCGCCAATAGACTCGCCTCAGATAATCTTGGCTGTAGCGAGACAATACATTCAAACAGGTTCTGTTCTACAGCAGCTTCTAGTATGAGAAAAGATCCGTCACTATTGAGTTGTGTGTAATCTACACCGTCCAGCATCTTAAAAGTAGTAGGCCAACTTTTTCTTTGCATAGTCGTCTTCTGCGATTTGAATCATTCTTTATTGCACTAAAAAGACACAGATTACAAGCGACAAGAAGATTTTCTGCGAATTTTCGATCGTATCCTTAATAAATACAGTTATAGGCAACAATTAGGTAAGCATATGAATATTTTAGACTGCACACACACCCAAACTGACCACCACCTGCTCAACGGCAAAGCGCGCATAGACAGCACTGCTGCAGAGATCAATAAGATAAATACGCCAAAAACATCCGTTGTCTTACGCGAGCTTCTGTTTGCACACAAACTCAGGCCATACGATCTGTCTAAGGCTTTGAATATTCCAAATCAAACAATACACCAGCTGCTGAATAAACCGGTGCTCTTTCCCAGAATCTCTACGCTTCTGCCAATCGCGAAGTTTTTCAAAATTACAATCAGTCAGTTGATAGGAGAGGAGCACTTGGATGCCAAGAAACAAACTGAAGATGAAGAGCTTGAGGCACTGTACGCGCCTGGTGTTTGGAACCACGAGTTGTTTGCGGAGTGCACCCAATGCGTAGTTAAGTTGCTTGAAAAGTACAACATGTCGCCCAACGATAAGCTTGCCACCAAGCTGGTATGTGACACCTACGCCTTTTCATTGCGTCGCACCCAATCAGCCTTAGATGAGGTATTTGCTGATTGGCAGGTTTCCCAGTATGCAAGTACTATTAGAAAATGAGCATAGACATAGACGGCCCACACTCGTACACAGACCCCCGCCTACTCACAGGTCAGGCCAGAATCGAAGAGATTGGACGACTACTTGCATTGGGCATTTTGCGCCTGTACAAACGCCAACAAGCCGCATGTGCAACCCCCAACGAGCCGAGAGACAGCATGGGCTCGCGGCCACAGTGTCTCCGAATTGGCGCAGTCGGAAAAATAAATGCACTAAATGCCAAAAAATACAAAAAATGCACTAGACAAGGGGCCGTTTCGGAGCGAACATCCGACCATTAATTAATAAGGTAGATGTATGACACACAACATGAAACTTACAAACGCTAGCACAACACTAGAAAACGCACCAGAGCACATGCTTGCACTATGGGAAAGACGCATACCAAGCAGGCAAAAACCAATCATCCTAACCGCACAAAGAAGTATAACCCTGAAAGTGCTGTTTAAACATGTGTTTCTCTCGAAACTAACAGGGTGGGAATCTTTTATAGACTTGATTCACCACTGCAACGGCTATCTGTCAGGCAAGCATTCTTGTTTGTCTGACGGGGAGTTCTTTGACTGGGCCATTACCCCTAACAACTGCTTGGATGTAATGAATGGCGTTTATCTAGAAGAGAAAACGAAACTTATCAAAGCAAAAAACATGATAACGCTCCCTGAGCTGTCAGATAAACTCTCTGCTGCAATGGCAGAGGAGGCAGGCAAGTTATCTGCATCTGCACCCAGCAAAACGACACAAAACGAGCTACAGAAGGCACTAACCACAGCAAAACAATGGTGGGAGCGACTTTTCAGCAACGGTGTCGCGCAATACGTCCCTGAAGAGCATCGCCCACCTTTAGTTGAGCTGTGCAACCTCTTGCGCCTGAACTTTCTAGCACCAAGCATACAGCAAGCCATAATAGACGGTACGCAGCCTGCCACTATGACACTGGAGCTGATACAAAAGCGATTTCCAAAGTCATTCGATGAGCAGCTGGTACACTTTGGCTTTTCGCAGCACTTAAATCACTGAGGTGAATATGACTGACAAAGCAAAAAGAAAACAAGACAACGTCGCTGCACTAGAGGCAATAAAAGAAAGAAACATCAACGAAACTGTACAACGGTTGTTACCTATCTGGGAGAAACGTATTCCAGCTCTGCCGTCTGAAAAGCTATACCCACTAACAAGAAGAGAGAAGGTTCAGCTGCAGCATGTGTTTAGAATTGTATTTCGTGCCAACATAGACCTTTGGTCAAAGTTTGTTGATATGATAGCCGAAAGCGATTTCTTGATGGGTAGATATAAACACTCTGATCTCCCTAGCCGCTTTGGTCGCGTGAAGCTAAGCTGGGTTCTCATGCCGGAAAACTGCTTGCTGGTAAAAGCTGGCGCGTACTCAAATGACAACTTCGATGAGAGTTCTGTTTTAGGTTGTGGTTATTATGGTGGCTATCTAACTCCAAGTGATCTTGCAATCTCCATGAAGGATGAGCTTGATGAGTACGGTGAGGATGGTGGGTCTGTATCTCTCTTCAGAATAAAGAGGTAGGCCATGAACAACAACATAACCAATATACCCAGCAGCATGTTACAAGTATGGGCGTTTGCAATGTCTATGGATCGCAGTTTGAGTTTGAGCCAAAAAAGAAAAGACGCGCTGAATTTTCTATTTACCAACGCGTTTAATTCAAGCCTACAACAGTGGGAACACTTTGTTGATCTTCTAGGTGACAGCGAGTTTTTACAGACAAGGTTTTCTAAGCGCGGCCAGCTTTTTGATTGGGCCATCACACATAGAAATTGCTTGCGAATTCTGAATTGCGTTGGTACAGCAGAATATATAACGCATGACCTTGCTCAGAGATTGGTGGCTGAAGCTGCAAAAGAAAAGAAGAGCGAATCGCAATCAGTGAGTCTTGTATGAAACACAAAGCGATATACACAGCAGCCGGAATGAGTTCTAGCCAAAACACAAAAACTCACGCTGAAAGTACGCTTTGCGAAAGCGTTTTGCCACTGACAAATGTTTGGCATGAATTGCCGTTGAACCGAGACCACTGCTCGGATGAGCGGCATTTTGAGCTTGCAAAAAATTCGTACTTGTGGTACGGTTGTTTAAAGGTGTTGAAATTCATGGCTGGAAATAAAAAAGCCCGAAGTTTTTACACCTCAGGCTTTTAGAAGCATCGACTAAGATACTTACTTTGGCAAGATTTATCTTAGTTGAAACCTTCTAAAAAGTCAAACGGTTCTTGATGGGGCAAAGCGCAAATCAGTATAGCGCAGCTCTATCCAGAATCATGTTGTTTAACTTTAGAATGATAAAACTATGAATGATTACAAAATAAAACATAATTCAAACATTCCAAATCTAATGCTGGAAATATGGGAAAGCCGAATACCCACAAATTCTCCATTAGCTCCAACTCCAAAGAGAAAAGCCGCCCTGGAATTGCTCTTTACCCACGTATTTAGCTCTAGCTTATCACGCTGGGAAGCATTTGTTGATTCCATAGCCATTAGCGAAGTGCTGATACTCAAAGCCGTTAAGGCTTGTGACTCTGGCAAGTCCGGTGAATTTCTGAACTGGGCTATCAAGCCTGAGACATGCTCGACTATTTTAGCGGGTGTCTACGAAGAGGTAGGTGACGAACTAGCAGATTCTGCTGGCACGGAAGAAACGTCATGACAGCTCAACTCCCCACTCCCATGACCACTAACGTGACAGCTCCCATGCCCACTCCCGCAACAACACCAAATGATGCAGTGCTACAGCGGCTAGTAGCACTACGCAATATGGACATGGCTGGCCTACATACCACATGGCGGGATCTGTACAAGTGTGATCCACCTAAAAGCTCCAACGCCCCTTATCTGATAAAGCGTCTGAGCTACCGTATTCAGGAGCTGGTGTATGGTGGCGACACTGCAGAGACCAAAGCGCGACTTGAAGAGCACGCCAAACGCTACTTTGGTGGCAGCAAACACAAGCTTCACCCTGCCCTATCAGCTGGCACAATACTCACGAGAGAATACCAAGGCGTGGAGCACCAGGTTGCAGTGTTGGACGAAGGCACATTTCAGTACAACGGCTGCAAGTATAGAAGCTTGTCAGCGATAGCAAAATACATCACCGGCACGAACTGGAATGGGCGGGTATTTTTCGGTGTCATACAAAGAGCAGCTAAAGCATCATGAATAAATCAGTCACAACACATACTGCTAAGCCAAGCATCCCAACCACCGTCACTCCCAAAGTACGCTGTGGCATCTACGGACGCACATCCACAGAAGAAGGCCTGCAATCTGAATTCAATTCGCTAGATGCTCAAGAGCTATGTTGCACCAAGTACATAGAAATTCAAAGACATGAGCACTGGTCTCTAGCGGGCATATACATAGACGCTGGCTTTTCTGGCGGCAACACTGACAGACCGAACCTAACGCGGCTCATTGCAGACGTTAAGGCTGGGCTACTTGATGTAGTGTTAGTCTACAAGATAGATCGTCTATCCCGCTCTCTGATAGACTTTCTGAATCTGCTGAAATTATTCGAACAGTACAACGTGGCTTTTGTATCAGTCACACAGCAGTTCAATACGACAACTCCCCTTGGCAAGCTTACCCTCAACATCATGGCGAGCTTTGGCGAGTACGAGCGGGAGATCATACGAGAGCGTACGCGTGACAAGTATACCGCATCCAGGCAAAAAGGTATGTGGATGGGCGGGCGTGCACCGCTTGGCTATGATGTGTTAGACAAGAAGCTGGTCGTCAATGAGCGTGAAGTTGCAACTGTACGGCTTATATTTGCTGAGTTCATCAAGACAAAATCCGTTAAGCAATTGGTGATTTGGCTCAGAGAACAGGGCATCAAGAACAAAAACGCTATAGTTGGTACTGAGAGTACTCGTGGTAGTGGTGACAGCTGCTATACACCTGCATCTATTCGTACTATTCTCAATAACGCTTTGTATATTGGCAAGGTGTCTCATAAAAGTACAATGTACGATGGCCAGCAGCAAGCCATAATCTCAGACGAAGTCTGGCAAGCAAGCCGGCGTGTTATGCAGGTGGCACCCAGAGAAAGAGCCGGTATCACAAAGCGCAAAGTACCGTCTGTGCTAGCAGGTCTGCTCAAATGCGGCGGCTGCAACAGTGGAATGACACCAGCTTATACGAAAAAGAGAAATGGCAAGCTTTACCGATATTACGTGGCAGATGCTCATATCAAAGCTAAGTGCGTCAACTGCCCGATAGGGCATCTGTCAGCACCGGAGATCGAAGGTGCCGTGTTGCAGCAATTACAGCAGATAGTACGGACGCCAGAGCTGGTAGTGCAAGCGTGGCAGAACGTGAAGGCGTCGCAGCAGGTTAATGCTTGTCAGACCAAACGCGGTGTCCCGATTCAAATGAGAAAACATAATGCAAATGAACATGAGAACCCAGCCCATATCTGAAGAGCAAATAAGGCATACGCTAAGCTGTATAGATTCTGTATGGCAAGAGCTGTTTCCGGTAGAGCAAGAGCGGCTATTGAAGACAGTCATAGATGAAGTAATCGTGCAGACGGATCATCTTGAGCTGAGACTCAAAATTGATGGCATGCTGCATGCGACCGGTGGAGCTGGTGGAAATGGAGTGGCTTGTGCTGGTGGTAGGGCTGGAGCTGGCGGGAATGAGGTAGATGGTACAGGGTTGCGTGATCAAAAAGACGCAAATCAAACCACAAATACCGTCGCGTCTATAAAAATACCGTTTAGCTTCAAACATAATGGCCAACGTAAGCTGATTAGCGTGAAGAATGGAGCAGAGAATTCGGAAGAGAGCGTGCGTGCGAACGTGCGAGATAGCCTGCGCCAACCTAATTGCGACAAGGCGTTGCTGAAGGCTCTCGCAAAAGCGTGGCACTGGCAAAAGTTGCTTGAGGATGGGAAGTTCAGCAGTGCCAATGCACTCGCCAAGAAGTATCGGCTCAACTGCTCTGATGTGTGCCGGATTATGAAGATGAACCAGCTTTCACCAAGAATTAAGCGGGCGATACTCGACGGAACTCAGCCAAGGACCATGAGCATGGAGGCGTTTAAGAAGCCTTGGCCTGATGATTGGGGAAAACAGAGTAAGCATTTTGGCTTTGAGCAGCAGCAGTAACTTGAGCAGACCTAACCTGAACAGACTTAAGAGCAAGGTAGACTAGCCCAAGAAATAGTAGCACTTTTGCCTTTGCTATTGATTGTCATTGAAAGTTTGAGATGGGCCTGCTACTAAGGGCCTGACAGAAAAGGAGTTTCACAAGCCAAATCTGCATAATGGGTAAGAGGTGCAGAAACACCAGGCATTATGACGTCATGTCCACGTGAAGCTGTGAGACTTATTCTTTGAAAGGCCCTTACAGTCATTAGCGGCGATGTGGATGGCAACGACAAAAAGGTGATACCAGAGGTGAAGTGCAGGTGCTTGGATTATACTTGCCTTCTAAAAGCAACAATTATACATTGGGGTTTTTTTAATTGGTTGCGCATTGAGAGAAACAATGTATTCATTGTAAGTAGAAGTTTAATTAGAGAGGTTTTATGACATTTCCTGCAGTATTTAATGTAGGTACATCGCTTAACGGTACCAACGGGTTTCAACTAACTAGTACAACATACTATTTTGGATATTCTATAGCATCGATAGGCGATTTCAATGGGGACGGGGAAGCGGATATAGTGATTGGCACAGAATATTCTATAGTATATGTAGTCTATGGTAGTAACAACATATTTGTAACCCCTTTTGACGTAGATTCATTGCTCAACGGTACCAACGGCTTTAAACTCACTAGCACAAGTAATTATTTTGGACTTTCTGTAGCATCAGCTGGAGACTTTAACTGTGATGGAAAGGCTGACATAGTAATAGGTACGTCAGACTGGGCTAACAGCGCATACGTAGTCTATGGTAGTAACAACATATTTGTAACTCCTTTTGATGTAGATTCATTGCTTGACGGTACCAACGGCTTTAAACTCATTAGCACAAGTAATTATTTTGGCCAGTCTGTAGCATCAGCAGGTGACTTCAATGGTGATGGAAAAAATGATATAGTGATCGGCACAGAGTATTCCACTGCATATATAGTCTATAGTAGTAAAAATATGTTTGTTAATCCTTTCGATGTAGATTTATTGCTTAACGGCACTAATGGATTCAAACTCACTAGCACAACCGGTTATTTTGGGATGGTGGTAGCATCAGCCGGAGATTTCAATGGAGACGGAAAGGCTGATGTCGTGATCGGCACCGCTTATTCTGTGGACACAGCATATATAATCTATGGTAGTAACAGGGCGTTCGCTAGCCCTTGTGATGTAGACTCATTACTCAACGGCACTAACGGCTTTAAACTCACGAGCACAAGCTCCCAATTTGGGTTCTCTGTAGCATCGGCTGGCGATATCAATGATGACGGAAAAGCTGACGTCATCATTGGAACATACGATGGTGCCGCTTATGTCATCTATGGTAATAACAGTGAGTTTGCGAATCCATTTAATGTGGACTCATTGCTTAACGGTAACAACGGCTTCATACTCACCAGCGCTACTAGCAGTTTTGGTGACTCTGTAGCTTCCGCTGGAGATATTAATACTGACGGAATACCAGACATAGCGATAGGTGCATCTGCATCTAATACAGCTTATATTATATATGGCAATAAAAGCGGGTTTGGGAATCCATTTAATGTGGATTCATTGCTTGACGGAAACAACGGCTTTCAACTCGAGAACTGTGGCACCTATTGCGGCAATTCTGTAGCATCAGCTATAGATTTCAATGGTGATGGGGAAACGGATATCCTGATCGGAGCACCAGGTTCTAACGTAGCTTCTGTCATCTATGGTCCCCGTGTTGGGAACACTATTTATATTAACTCTTCTGGTGTATTTTTTGGTACGCCAAGAAATGATACCTTCTTTATTAACGCCACTGGAGATGTCACAATTACAGGTGAAGGTGGATATGATACTTATGTTGTATACGAACGCACTAACTTAAACATTACATTTACTGATTTCGACACAGGGCAAGATCAAATAAGGTATATGCCTATCGGAAGCTGCCCAAGTTTCAATAATACAGAAGTAACATACTATTGACCATGAAGGCAAAATCATGCCACCAACACAAACTGTGATCACTGCTACATGTTATCCAGTTAGCAGCATTTTACTACCGCACAATCTGACAATGACTTTTTTGGGAATTTCTAATCCCAATCAGGTGCTAGTTGATTGTCATACAGAAACTATAACTCAAACTAAGAGCGATACTGAACCACCAACAAATACTATAACACGCTATCCAGTTATTAGCATTTTACTACCGCACAATCTGACAATGACTTTTTTGGGAATTTCTAATCCCAATCAGGTGTTAGTTGATTGTCATACAGAAACTATAACTCAAACTAAGAGCGATACTGAACCACCAACAAATACTATAACACGCTATCCAGTTAGCAGAATCTCACTACCTCATAACCTGACAATGGCTTTTTTGGGGGTCCGTGATACTGATCAGATATCGATTGATTGTAATACGGAAACTGCAACTCACACCGGCAACAGTACTATGTCACTAACGCAACAGTTAACCTCAACTATAAACAGCACTAACACACCTTCATATATACGCACACTATCAGTTACCCAACCTCCTCCTTGCTTCAGTAAGTATCCAGAAACATTAGATACATTCAGCGGCTCCCGCTAGCGATATAGCCCACATAGCATAAAATTTTATGCAAAGGCCACCCGATCCAGGTTTTACTGGCTAAATTTTGATGGGTGTGTATACAAATCAGGTTATCAGTGTCAGAGAGTA